GTAAGGATAACAGCAAGAGTAATTTATGAATTTACTAGAGGGAGTGCATAATGGCTAAAAATGTTACTATGAAAAAAGGCGAAACTATTATAAAATGTTCAGAAGACCATGTTGAGCATTTTAAAAATAATGGTTTTACTTTAGGAAATGAAAAAGCAGTTGTTAAAAAAACTGAAAAAATAAAAGAAACTAACGAAGCTAAAGAGGAGTTATAAATGGCTACACATCACGGAAAAGAAGGAGTTGTAACTATAGGTAGTGATACACTAGGTAATGCGACTGGATTTACTGTAGATACTACACATGACGTTGTGGAAGATACAGCATTAGGTAATTCAATGAAGTCTTATATAGTTGGTAGAGGTACTTATACAGCAAGTATTGATATGAACTTTGATGAAACAGACACAGCACAAACTAATCTAGTACAAGGTGCAGAGCTTACATTTGCATTTTTACCAGAGGGTAATGCTTCTGGAGATAGAAAATTCTCTGGGACTGGTATTGTAACTGGAATGTCAGTAAGTGTACCTCTCGATGGTGTTATTACAAGAACTGTATCTGTACAGGGCAATGGTGGCCTTACTATCGGTACTGTTTAAATGACAGATAAATTGGATTATTTTGATGGTATTAGAAACCATTTTAGCACCCTTGACACTCAAATAATTGAAGTGCCAGAGTGGGATTTAGTAGGTGATAAAGCGATTTATTGCAAACCTTTTAATATGCTTGAAAAACAAAAGATATTTAAAGGTGCTACTGGAACTGATTTAATAGTTTTAATAGATGTAATTATTGAAAAATCTTTGAACAAAGATGGTGAAAAGATGTTTAATGCTTCACATGTTTTGGCTTTTAAAACCAAAGCTGATACAAATGTAATTGCAGATGTTGCTACTAAAATTATGGGAACAGGCAACGATAATATTGACGACAATAAAAAAAACTAAATAGCGACCCAGAATTACATAATCTTTTTGGGTTAGCTGAAAAACTACACAAGACTGTTGCCGAAATCTTGCAAATGTCAGTTCAAGAGTTTAATATGTGGATAGCATACTTTGGACTTCAAAATGATGAACGAGAAAGACAAGAACGAATTATAAAGGCGAGAAGATAGTGGCAACTAAATCAGTTAACATAGACATACTAGCCAAAGATAAGACTGCGAAAGCTATGAAGTCTGCCACAGATGGCGTAAATAGACTTAAAGGTCAAGTCCAACAATCAGTAGCAACACAACAAAAATCATTCAATGCTTTAGGTAATACAGTTAGAAATGTAATTGGTGGGGTTATTGTTTTCCAAGCATTAAGGTTCAGTAAACAGATGGTCAATATGGCTAGTTCTGTTGAAGAAATGCAGTCAAAATCTTCAGTTGTTTTTGGCAGATTTGTTTCAGATGTAAGGGGACAATTAGAAAAGTTTGGAGATGAAGTCGGAAGAAGTACATTTGAACTAGAGGAAATGGCATCTTCAATACAAGATACATTTGTGCCTATGGGATTCGCTCGAAAAGAAGCTTCAAAACTTTCAGTTCAATTAACAAAATTAGCAGTTGATGTAGCATCATTTAACAACGCTAGTGATGTTGACACTATGAGAGCTTTTCAAAGTGCTTTAGTTGGTAATCATGAAACAGTAAGAAGATTTGGGGTTGTAATTACAGAAGCAACTTTAAAACAAGAATTACTAAGAATGGGTATAACTAAGACAGCTAAAGAAGTTACAAACGCTGAAAAAGTACAAGCTAGATTAAATCTAATTATAGCAGGTACATCAGATGCTCAAGGCGATGCCGAAAGAACAAACACAAGTTTTGCTAACTCTATGAAAGCATTAAATGCTGAATTTCAAGAATTTATGGTTGAAGCAATTACACCAATGTTGCCTGCATTATCAAAAATGGTTCAATCACTTAAAGATTCAATAATACAGACAAAAGAGTTTTTAAGGTCAATAGGTCTTTTAAGTGAATTAAACACAATTATTCCTATAGTTGACCAATTAGGAAAAAATCAAGATTCACTTTCTATAGCTACTGCTAAATTGTCAAAAGAAATTGAATTGCTTGATGCAATACAAACAATGACATTTATTGAAAAAAACAAAGAAATGGTAAAAGCCAACGGCAAATTTGGTTTTTCAATAATGCAGGGCGAAAAGGCAGTCTTAAAAAGAATAGAAGCATTAAAAGTAGAAATTGAGCAAATAAATTTAAGTAAAACTGCAATTCTTATAGAATCAGATGCAAGAGTACAAGTGACTAATGCCATAAATGATGAAGCTAAAGCAATTGAAAAATTAAATAAACAAAAAAAAGCAGAACTAGAAATTCCTTTACCTATGGCTAGACCAATGCAAGTAGGAATGGGCGATTTTATGGGTTCAAGAGATATGCAAGTAACTAAATCTATGACTGGTTCAGAAACTGAATTTGGTATGGCTAAAGGAATGAGCAAAGTTGGAGATATAGATGCACTTAAAGCTGTAGCCGATGCTGAATTAATGGTTGCAGAACAAACTGGTTTAAAAAGATTAGAGATAGCTGATAAGACAGCAAGAGGTGAAAGAAATATAAGACAGAATTTCATAAACGAACAAACAGCAATATTAAAATCTGGTCAATTCCAAGATTTAAAATTGACTAACTTAACCGAGCAACAAAAGAAAGACACAATAATTGCAGGTGGTAAAGCTATTTTATCATCTATGGCACAAAATAATAAACAAGCATTTAAACTAAATAAAGCTCTTAGCATGGCTGAAGCATTTATGAATACAGCACAGGGTGTTACCAAAGCATTGTCAACTGGTAATATACCTATGGCAATATTAATTGGTGCTTTAGGTGCTGTTCAAATCGCCACTATAAGCCAACAAAAATATCAAGGTCGTAAACAAGGTGGTCGAGTAAATCAAGGTCAGCCATATATGGTTGGTGAAGCAGGACCCGAATTAATAGTACCGAATAAAGCATCAAACGTAGTCCCTAATCATCAATTAGGTGGAATGAGTAAGGCAGTAACAGTAAACTTTAATATAAGCACAGTAGATGCTAGAGGATTTAATGAATTATTAGTTAATTCAAGAGGTACTATAGTCAATATGATTAATAGTGCTGTAAATGAAAAAGGTAATATGGCGATAATATGAGTGGAACTTTACCAAATACCAGATTTAATGCGATTAACTTTAACAGTAATCAAAAAACTTTATTGTCTGAAACAGATAGTGGAAAAACATTTCGTAGACAAATACAAGGTCAAAGATTTAGTTTTACAATTTCCTATCCACCAATGACTAGGTCAGAATTTGCACCTATCATGGCATTTATAATGAAACAAAGAGCCAGAAAAGAAAATTTTACAGTTGTATTCCCAAGTTATCTAAATGCACAAGGTAACGAAACAAATACTTTGTTGGTTAATGGGGTACATTCTGCAACTGACACAACGATAGCAATAGATGGTTTTGCAGGTGATGGTGCAGGTAGATTGAAAGCAGGTGATTTAATAAAATTTGCTCACGATAAAGTTTATATGATTATAGATGACGTAACATCATCTGGTAATTCAGCTACAGTAACGATTGAACCCCCTTTAAGGACTGCTCTGGCTAATGATAGTGCTGTTACTTATGATTCAGTACCTTTTAACGTACATCTGGTCAATGATGCTCAAGAGTTTAATAGTGGGCAGGTTGATAAAGATGGTAATTTATTATTTGTTTATGAATTTGATGTTATCGAGAGTTTATAATGCCCAGAGGTTTAACAAGTGCAGTTAAAACAGAATTAGAAACTGGTAATATCGACCCAGTTTTGTTGATAGAATTAGGGTTTGCAACACCAATATATTTAACAAATGCTAGTTTTGATATAACATCAAGTATTAGTGGCGTATCAAGAACATATACATCTAATGGGCATTTAAAATCAATAACTAGTGTAAATGAAACTAATAACCCAACTAAGAACACATTAGCATTAAGTTTATCTGCTGTAGACCTCACATATGTAGCAATAGTCTTAAACGAAAATATTATTAACAATGATGTTCATGTTTATAGAGGTTATTTAGATAGCAATTTGTCTTTGATTTCCGACCCATTTTTATTGTTTTATGGGACAATTAACGATTATAAAATTTCTGATAATACAACCAGAGCAAGTTTAATTATAACTGTTACTTCACACTGGGGAAACTTTAGCAAAACTAGTGGAAGAACAACCACAGATAATTCACAAAAAAGATTTTTTACTGGTGATAAAGGTATGGAGTTTTCAGCACTTACTGTTAGAGATATTAAATGGGGTAGACAATGAGTGTGCATTTATATCAAGCAGAAAAAAAAGATGTTGAGATTGTTTGTGAACTTTTAATAAATTTTAAAAATGAAGATTTACAAGATTTAAATTATCCAGACGTAGATGATAAAAAACTTAATAATTTTATAAATATGATTTTGCAAAAAGGAACAATTATTTTATTAAAAGATTTAGATTTAGATGAAGTTATAGGTTGTACCATTTTTAACAAAACAGAATACTGGTTTAGTAAAAGCGAGTGTATTCATATCCACACAATATATGTTAAGAAAAGTTATAGGAATTTTAAATTAGTTACAGCATTAGTTGATTCAATAAAGAAAGTAGGAAAAACTTTACCTATGTATTTATCAATAACATCTGGATTAAATGTTGACCCAGTTTTTAAAAAATTAGGTTTCAAAAATTTAGGCTCTAATTGGAGATTAAATTAAATGTGTAATCCATTTCAAGAAATAGTAGATTTTGTAGAAGATGCCGTAGATTACACAGTTGACCTTGTAGGTGATGTAATAGGTTGGCTAGTTCCTATGCCAGATATACCAGATTTTAGTGAACAGTTTGCTGAACAACAATCAAAAGGTATATTAGTCAATAAATTTACAGCCAATGGGCATATTCCTATTGCTTATGGAACAAGAAAAGTTGGTGGCAATGTAGTGTTTTTAGAAACATCTGGTGCTGATAATCAGTATTTATATATGGCTTTATTATTAAGTGAGGGCGAAATAGATAGTATTCCAACCTTATTTATTAATGACCAACAAGTAACTTTATCTGGTGCTTTAACTAATGGAACACAAAGAAGTGTGGCAAGTTCAGATGTTAATTTTTATGATGATGGAAGTTTAATAACAGTACAAGCACATTTAGGCTCTGATTCACAAACAGCATCAAATTTATTAGATGAATTAGGTTCTTGGACAACAAACCATAAATTAAGTGGGTTAGCTTATATAGCATTAAAATTTGAGTGGAACGCTGATAAATTTGGTAGTTTGCCAACAGTTCAAGCAGTTGTTAAGGGCAAAAAAGTATATAACCCTAATTTAGATAGTACAGTTACTGGTGGTAGTGGTAGCCATAGAAAAGATGATAGTTCAACTTGGGCATATTCAGATAATCCTATTCTTCAATTATTAGATTATTTAAGAAATGACAGATTTGGTATGGGAATAGACAATAGTTATTTTGATTCTAATTTTGCAGATTGGCAAACAGCAAGTGATGTATGTGATACCCAAATAACCCCTTTTAGTGGTGCAGGTGCTATAGATTTAATGAATAGTCATGTTGTTGTTGATACTTCTAAAAAAGCTATTGATATAGTTAAAGACTTTGTAAGAGGTTCAAGGTCATACCTAAACTTTTCAGCAGGTAAATATAATATATTAGTTGAAACTACTGGCTCAGCATCAATAACGCTAACAGAAGATAATATTATTGGTGGTATATCTGTTTCAAGTAAAAGTAAAAATTCCAGGTATAATCGAGTTATTGTTAATTTTATAAACCCAGATAAAAATTATCAATCAGATACAGCACAATTTCCACCAGTAGATGAAACTGGTTTAGCTGTTGCCGACCAACATAGCACTATGAAAACAGCAGATGGTGGTTTGTTATTAGAGGGTAGGTTTGATTTTTCTATGTTTACAAGCCCATACCAAGCCCAAGAGATGGCAGAAATTATTTTAAGACGTTCAAGGTCAAGTTTAGATGTTAATTTAAAAGTTGATGCAACTGCCTTAGATTTGTCTATTGGTGATATAGTAAATATTACTCATGCAACACCAAGTTTTTCTGCAAAACCTTTTAGAGTTCAAGGAATAGCATTAAATGCAGACCATACAGTAAATTTACAATGTTCAGAACATCAAGACAGTTTTTATGCTTTTGGTTTGCAAATAGCTGTTCCAGAAATACCAGATACAACATTGCCTAATCCATTTTTAGTACAAACACCAAGTGTTGAAGTGTCAGATGAATTAAGAGTTTTAAATGAAGAAGCTATAAGTGTTTTAGTTGTTGAGGTTGCTAGTTCTGATTTATTTACAGTTGATTTTGAAGTTCAAGCCAAAAAGACCACAGATACAAATTACATTAATATGGGTAAAGCTAGTGGTCGAAGATTTGAATTAATTAATGTTGAAGATGATGCTATTTATGATGTTAGAGCAAGAACAGTTACATCTGTTAGTCGTTCTGTATTTATAGCCACAACCCACCAGATTGTAGGTAAAACAGCACCACCTGCTAATATTACAGATTTTTCAATAAATATAATAAGCACCGAAGCACATTTAAGTTGGACACCAGTACCAGATTTAGATTTATCACATTATAGAATAAGACATTCAAGAGATACTTCTGCAAGTGCTACCTATGCTAATTCAGTTGATTTAATATCTAAAGTATCAAGACCTGCAAATACAGCAGTTGTTCCTGCTATGACTGGCACATATTTTATAAAGGCTGTGGATAAGTTAGGTAATGAATCGTTAGATTCAACATCATCTGTTGCCATTATTCAAAATATAAAAGATTTAAATGCAGTTGCTACTTCAACACAACACCCAACATTTTCTGGAACAAAAACTAATGTTGTAGTTGTAGATAATGAATTAAAATTAGGAACTAGCACTTTATTTGATAGTGGTGCAGGGAATTTTGATACAACTGGTGGTTTGTTTGATGGTGGTGGTGGTACTGTGTCATCTACTGGAACTTATGATTTTAACACACATATTGATGTTGGTGGTGTTTTTACAAGCAGAGTTACAGCAAATATTACAACTAGTAGAATAGATTATGGCGTTCAATTTGATGATGCTACTGGCAATTTTGACGATAGAGAGGGTTTATTTGATGGTGATGCAAATGAATTTGGCGATACAAATGTTGAACTACAAATAGCCACAACTGAAGATGACCCTGCATCTGGAAGTCCAACTTATACAGCTTTTAGAAAGTTTTTTGTTGGTGATTACAAAGCAAGAGGTTTAAAATTTAGAGCAAAATTAACAACATCAGATTCAGAAGCAACCCCAAGTGTAAGTGCATTGTCAGTAACAGTAGATATGCCAGATAGAGTTATAGCTGATAATGACGTTGTAAGTGGTACTGGCTCTAAGGCAATCACATTTAGTCCAACATTTAAAGACTTGCAAGGTGTAGGAATTTCTGCACAGAACTTGGCTAGTGGAGATTATTATGCTATAACATCAAAAAGTGCTAGTGGTTTTACAATTACTTTCTATAATAGTAGTAATAGTGCAATAAGTAGAACTTTTGATTATGTGGCTAAAGGATATGGCGAATTAGTAACATAAAGAGGTAAAAATGGCTCAACATGATTTTGTAATAGACAACCAAACCTTTCCTAACTTTAGGTCAGATTTAAATAATGCTTGGTCAGCAATCGTTTCACAAAGTAGTGGAGGTTCTGAACCAAGTACAAAATATGCTTATCAATTATGGTATGATAGTGGCAATAATATTTTAAAAATTAGAAATGCTGATAATGATGCTTGGATAAGTTTATTTACTTTTGACCAAACTGCCGACACAGCCGAAGTTTCAGCAGGTGGTGGTGCAGGGTTCTTTCAAGGCGATAACGGAACAACTGGTGATTCAACAAATGGTAAAAAAGATATTTTTAGAACACATGAAGAAGAACTAAATACAAATACAACTATAGCATCTGGTGATAATTGTGGTTGTTTTGTTAGTCTTTCAATAGCATCTGGTGTAACTTTAACCCTAAGTGGAAATTTGGTGATAGCATGAGTTCAACAATAAAAGTAAATAATATAAAAAATCTTGCAGGAGATGATAGTGGAATAGACCTATCAACAAATGACCAAATAATTTTAAAAACTGCTAATACAACTGCTATAACAGTAAACTCAAGTCAAAACGTAGCTGTAGGAAGTACACTTGGAGTTACTGGATTAATAACTGCTTCAGCAGGTGTTGCAATAGGAGGCACTGGTTCTGCAAACACATTAGATGACTATGAAGAGGGAACTTTTACAGGTGCTCTTGAGGGAAGTACAACAAATCCATCTACAGCAGTTACAGTAGCAGGAACATACACAAAAATAGGCAATATGTGTTATGCACAAGCTCAATTTACTAATGTAAACTCCACGGGTTCTGCAGGGGGTGTAAGAGTTACTGGATTACCTTTTACAGCTAGTGGTTCTCAAGCAACTGGAAATGTAATGACTTATGTAGGTATGACATTAAGCACTACCTCTACAAATATATCACCTTATGTGTCTGGGACAACCATTTCTTTTTACCAATCAACAAATCAAGCAGGTTGGTCAGAGATAACTCATAATGCTGGAACTGGTACTTATATATCATTTTCTGTATTTTACAAAACTACTTAGGAGTATAGAATGGCTTTAACAGAAGAAACAAAACAAGATAAAATAGAAGCAGTTGGGGATTTTAAAATTGTTCAAGTAAGAACTGTAACAATTATTAAAAGAGATGGTGCAGAAATAAGCAGAAGTTATCATAGGCACACAATAGCACCAAACATAAGTGCAGATGATTTGGCTAATGAAAGTGCAGAAGTTCAAGCAGTATGCAATGCAGTTCACACAAATAAAATCAAAACTGCTTATACAACATTTTTGGAGAATCAAGGAGTTTAAACTATGTCAGAAATAAAAGTAAATAGTGTTGTAAACTCTACTGGTGATAATGATAGTGGATTAGATTTATCTACTAACGACCAAGTTATAATAAAGACAGCTAACACAACTGCTGTTACTGTTGATAGTTCGCAGAATGTCACAAATGCAGGAAATCTAACTGTTACTAGTGACTTAACTGTAGATACAAATACACTTAAAGTTGACAGCACAAACAATAGGGTTGGCATAGGTACTGCAAGTCCTACAACTGCTTTGACTTTGGGAGCAAGCCATACTGCTACAATACAAAATGGAGGTAGCAATTCTGCTCCTGCTTATGCAATAACAAGTGGCTCTTTAGGAACAAATGGAATAACTGCTCCATCTGCAAACACTTTAGGCTTTGTTACAGCTAGTACAGAACGTATGCGAATAGTAAGTGGTGGCAATGTTCTTGTAGGAACAACTAATCAAAGTCCAGCCGAGGGTACTACTGTAGGTGTAAGAATAGGTAACAATGGAACATCTCAATTCAGTTCATCTGGTGATGCAGGTCTTTGTTCTAATAGAACCTCTGATAACGGAAATGCTATAGTATTACGAAGAGATGGTACTATTGTAGGTACTATTTCAGTTACTACTTCATCAACATCTTACAATACTTCTTCAGACCACAGACTAAAAGAAAATGTGGTTGCAATGACAGATGCAACAGCAAGATTAAAACAGTTACAACCAAAAAGATTTAACTTTATATCTGATGCAGATACAACAGTAGATGGTTTTTTAGCACACGAAGTATCAAGCATAGTTCCAGAAGCAGTATTTGGCACACACAATGAAGTAGATGATGATGGCAATCCAGTTTATCAAGGCATAGACCAAAGCAAGCTAGTACCTTTATTAGTCAAAACCATACAAGAATTAGAAGCTAGAATTACAGCATTGGAGAATGCATAATGAGTACATTAACAGTAGGAACAATATCAGAAAAAGTTACAGATGCAGGAGTTACTGTTGATTCTTTAAATATAAAAGATGGTGCTTTAAATCTTGCAGTAGCTCAAAAGGCAAATACAAATACAAGTTCTGGTTTAACTTTAGATTTTGATACATATAATAATTTTTTTGTAACTCTTTCATCTGGCAGTAATAGTTTAGCAAACCCAACAACAGAAGCAGGGAATATAGGTCAAACTGGGGTAATAGTTTTTATTCAGCCCTCAAGTGGTTCAGCAGGAACTGTTAGTTTGGGAACAGATTATGAAACAGCAGAGTCAGCAGGTTTAACTTTATCAAGTGGCAACAATGATTATGATATAGTGCCGTATATAATTAAAGCAGATAACAGTATTCTATTAGGAATACCAGCTTTAAACTTTGGGTGATTAAATGTTTGGTTCTGACCAATGGTTATCAAATCCTGCATCAGGTTTCTATAATGGTGTTGCTACACAGTCATTAAGATGTGACCCTGCTAGTAACCCAAAACTCGTTTTCACGCCAAGTAGTGCTAGTAACAGAAGAACTTGGACACTTTCATTTTGGACAAAAAGATGTGGATTAGGTGGTGACAAAATTGTTTTTAATACTGGTGTGACTGGTGTAGATGAGATTGACATATTTTTTCCATCAGACGTATTTATGGTAAGTGATAGGTCTGGGCATCAAATAAAAACAAATAGAGTGTTTAGAGATACAAATAGTTGGTATCATTTTGTTATAGTTATGGACACTCCACAGTCAACTGACACAAATAGATTAAAATTGTACGTTAATGGAGTACAAGAAACCAGCTTTAATAGTCCAAATTACCCAGACCAAAATGATGAATTTGCTGTAAATAACACAAGAATACACCACATAGCTACAAGAAACTTAGGTGAT